TTTGTACTTGGAACGGTAACTTAGTTATTGGAATGGACGGAGACGAAGAGCAAGATAACCTTGAGGTTAGACTTGACCCAGTTACTGAAAAGAATATTTTCTTTGATGCTGAGTTTAAAAGAGGTACACAAGTATTCTTTACTGAGGAAGTAGTTGAATTTACGTTAGTACCGTAATAGAAATAAATTAATAACTTAAGAAGGGTAGTGGTAATATACTGCTACCCTTTTTTTATAAAAATAAAAATAATATGGCGTGTTTACTTACACAGGGATTTACCCTAGATTGTGCTGATAATATCGGCGGAATTGAATATATTTTACTTGCTAACTTTTCAGAGGTTAGCGCATTTACAGAAGCAAGCGGTTCTATTTCTGCTATTACTGCAAGTGGTACTTTTTACAAGTATGAACTAGAGCAAGAGGATGCAGACTTAACAGCAACTGAAAACAGAAGCGCAGAGAATGGTACTTTCTTTGTAGAGAATGTAATGAACTTTACTATTGACAAATTGAGCGCAACTAAAAGCGAAGAGTTGAAACTTATGGCAACGGCTAGGAAGTTAATTGCAATTGCTAAACTTTCAGACGGTCAATTTATTTGTCTAGGTTTTGATCGTGGAGCAATGAAGCAAGGAGGAACTAACCAAGCAGCAACAGGTAAAGCATACGGAGATAAGCAAGGTTACACAGTTGGGATAACTGCTAAAGAATCTCACTATCCATACTTTACTGACCAGTCTGTAATTGATACTTTAACAGTAGCATAAATAAAAAAGGAGGGTGTAAATCTAAAAAGCCTACTTAGTTAATTCTAGGTAGGCTTTTGTCTTTGTTATTTAGTTTCGTATTTAAAAAGTCCCCAAAGTATAGATATTGATTTACTATTAGTTACTTTAATAGTATCTACTTTCTTAGTCGTTCTTGATTTATCTATTATTTTCTTAGCCGTCCTAACACTTGATAATGTTGCAGTAGGTTTACTGCTTCCGAGTTTGTAGGTTAAATGAGTTTCTATTGACTTCAAACTTCTATCTAGTTTTTTACTCATCTCTAACCTATCTACTATTCCGTTATTATCTATAACATACTTAGTCTCTTCTTCTGTCCATCTTTTAGGATTTCTTTTTATTTTCTTTTTAACTTCTTTTTTACTATATCCTTTATAGATTCTTATACATTCCTCTTTTACCTTCTTAGACATTGCTAAGTTTGGCTCGATAGTATTCCAAGTATATTTAATATCATTATTCTTACCTTCTCTAGTAACTATCTTATTCTCAACTAATACTTTACTGAAAGTAGTTGGTAATTTAAACTGTTTTGATATTTTAACTAGACTAACAGATTGAGTGTAGTTAAGTACGTTTCTTAATTCTTTTAACGCTTGGAAGTAATTCATTTCTTCATTCATAATTTTATCGTTTTATTTTGTTAATGCAAAGTAATAACAAACATTTCAATTAATCATTACCGTCTATCATTTTATATTACCGTTTATAAAAAACCGTTTTTAATTTATTTTTATACTTTATAGTTATGACAGAGTTTAAAGATAATTTAATAGGGCATAAATTTAACGGCAAAGGATATAGAGGTATTCTTATTTGCGAAGAGAATAAAGACTTACTAATTAAGTTAGAAGCAGACGTTTTCAAAGAAGTTAAAAAGGCTAAGAAGTTTAAAGGTATTAAAGAAGATAAAGTAGAAGATGACAATAGCAATTCATAAAGGTATATTAAATGAATTTGCTTTATCTTATATTTTAGATAAATCTATTTACACGGCCAGAACTTACAAATTTAGTTTTATAGGTGGTTCTACTAAGGAAACACAAACGCTTGTATTAGTTCCTACAGTAGCAAGTAATAGATATTCTTTTACACTTACAGAAGGTACAGATATTACTTTTACTAATGATGGCTTTTATGAGTGGGAGTTATACGAGGTAGAAGATATTACCTTAAATGAAAACTTACTATGCGAGGGCTTTATGAAAGTTTACAATACTAGAACAGCACCAACTACACCAACCGCTTTAGACGGTAAAACATACAAAGTATTTAATAATGGATAACAAAGAAAAATATAGTTTTAGTTTCATTAGTTTTGATGCACACCAACCGCCTAAGATTTTTGAAAAGAAAAACGCTGACTGGATCATATTTGGTGACGGTGAAGGATATGTAAATAATTACCCTCAGTATCTTCAAGACAACTACGATAAGTCACCTACACACGCATCTATAGTTAACGGTAAAATCAATTACACCGTTGGTAATGGATTAGAAGTTCAGTACTATTCAGATGTTGCAAGTTTAGCAATGGCTAAAGCAACTATTAGAAAGGTTAACGAGTATGAAGATGCTGACGACTTAAATAGAAAGTTAACTACTGATTTGATTATGTTTGGCGGTTTCTACGTTGAATTAATACCATCTAAGAACGGCAAAGGAATTAGTAGTTATCATTTAACCTTTAACTCTATTAGACGTTCTAAAGAAGATGCAGATGTTTGGTATTATACTGAGGACTGGGATTGCAGAAAACCACAGAACAATGAAGACTTTAAAGAGTTCAGAACTTATAACCATGAGGAAGGATTTAAGGACGGTGTAAATTACTTAGTAGACTATTCTATCTACAGAAGTGGTAACGAGCCTTACGCATTACCAGACTATTTGGCTGCTAATGGTTACATAGAATTAGATTGGAGGATAGGTAACTTTTTGCTAAACCATGTTAAAAATGGATTTGCTGCTTCATATATTATTAACTTTCAAAATGGAATACCTAAGGAAGAGCAGAAAGCACAGATAGAAAGACAGATTAAAAAGAAATTAGCAGGAGATGGAAACGGAGGTAGTTTTGTTTTAAACTTTAGCGACCCAGACACAGCACCTGCAACTATAGAAGTAATTCCTACAGATGGACATGACGATAGGTTTAACACTTTAAAAGAAGCCGTTAGAGATAACTTATTTACTTCTCACAATATAGTAAGCCCTATGTTATTTGGAGTACGTGAAGCAGGTACTTTAGGAGGTAGAACTGAAATGGTAGAAGCGTTTGAGTTAATGCAAAGCACCTACATAAACAATAGACAAAGATTAGTAGAGAAGTTTTGGAATGATTTACTTTATTTTAAAGGTGCAGATGCTAAGTTAGAAATAATTGAAGCAACACCAATAAAAGAGCGTTTAAGTGACGATGTTAGAGTAAGTGTAATGACACAGAACGAAATTAGAGAGGAATTAGGGTTAAAAGCGTTAGAAGGTCAAACACAAACAGAATTAACTAAGTTTCAAGACGACAGAGACAATATGATACTTGAACACTTTGAAACTTGCGGTTTTGAAGAGGATGAGTTAGAAGAGGTTTATAGTAGAAGTATTTTAGCAGGTAGCATAGAGGAAGCGGAGCAGTTTGCAGAGGTTACAACTTTTGAAAATAGCGTTTTAGCCATATTAGTAGACAATCCTACTTTACCACCTGCTGAGATAGCAAAAGCATTAGATACAACACCTAAACGTGTTATGGATGCTTTAAACAACTTAGAAGAAGAAAACTACATAAAGATAACAGATGGAGAAGTAGAAGTTACTAGAGAGGGTGTAAGTAATTCAGAAGAAAGTGAAGTTTTTGTAGTTTATAAATACGCTTTACGACCAGGAGCACCAAGTCTAAAACCAGACGGCAAAGGAAGTAGACCTTTTTGCAGACAGTTAATGGCTTTAAATAGAAATTACACTATAGAAGATATTAGTAAATTAAGGAACGGACAAGGCTTAGACGTATTTACTCATAGAGGTGGGTGGTACACTAGGAAAAATACTGACATTAGAATACCTTTTTGCCGTCACACATGGAAACAACGATTAGTTAAAATTAAGAAATAACATGGCAAACGTATTATTTATAGGAGAAACTTATTTAAAGGAAAATTCTAACATAGACGAGAATGTAGATGTAAAGGAAATTATTCCTTCTATTGCAGATGCTCAGGAAATGCACTTACTACCAACTTTAGGTTCTGCCTTATACGAGGATTTAAAGACTAAAGTAGATGCAGGAACTACCAACGCAGCAGAAGATACTTTAATAAGCGACTACATAGCACCTATGCTAGTTAAGTTTGTTCAAATGGAACTAAGCACAGATTTACTTTATAAGTACAGAGATAAAGGAGTGATGAAGAAATCAAGCGAGAATAGTTCAGCAGCATCTTACACAGATATGCGCTATTTAATGGATAGATGGGATAACAAAGCACAATTCTACAAGCAAAGGTTAGTAGATTACTTATGTGGAAACACCGCTACCTTTCCTGCTTACTTACAAAGTCCTAATAGTTGGGACGTATTACCAGACACTAACGCATTTACTAACCCTTTTTATTTAGGTACAGAATCATGGGAAGAAAAAAAAGAACGTCAGAAACTAAGAGGAAGTTTGTAAACATTGACAAAAAACTAAAACAGTATTTTAATGCTAAACT